TTCTTGGAGCTGTACTTGTAGACGTCCAGCGTGGTGTTGCCGAAGGCGGTGTCGCCGCCGGTCGCGGGGGAGTTCTGGCCGATGATCTCGCCCACTTCCGCCGTGGCGTCGGCCGTGGGGAAGTTCATCTGCGCACCGCTGCCCGTCTGGATGATGGTGGCGACCTCCAGCATGCCGCCCCAGGCCTTCATCGCCTGCTCCAGGCTGCGCATGTACTCGGTGGCCACGGTGTAGCCACCTTCCGAGTTCGTCGTGGTGCTCATGGCCGCGCGGATATCCTGCGTGACCCGGGCGGCCAGCTCGGCGCGCTGCTGGTCGCTCAGCGCACCGATGCCACCGGTGAGGTAGGCGCGCAGGGCCTTGCTGTTCTCGCTGTGCTTGGAGGGGTCGCGCGTGGCCTCGTCGCGGGCGCGGTTGAGCAGGTTGTCGGTCTGCTCGGCTGCCAGCTTGGCCAGGCGCGACTCGCGGGCGATCTCGCCGTCGATCGCCTCGATCTCGGCCAGGATGGTGTCCAGCTTGTCCGCATCATCGCGCGGCATGCGCTGGTCCGCGGGGAACTTGGCGTTGAGCGCTTGGGCCTCGCCGGCCTTGGCATTGCGGCGCTCGCGCAGTTGAGCGAGTTTGCTCATGGTGGGTTTCCTCTTGAGGGGGAAGAAAAAAGCCCGCCAGAGGCGGGCCGGGGCTCGAAGTGCGCGAGGGCGCTACTCGATCTGCGAGGCCAGCAGCGCCGCGCGCAGGCGTTGCTGTTGGCGATGGCGGTGGTCGTCGGTGGCAGGGGGCGCCGAGGCTGGCGCGGGTGCGGGCGTCTGCACGCCTGCGAACAGTGCGGCCGGCAGCTTGCCGTAGGCGGCGAGGTTCCATCCCGCAGCGACGCGGGCGGCCGGATCGGCAGCACCTTTCGCCGGCTCGGCAACGCTGTCGGCCAAACCGGCGTCCACCGCCTCCTGCGCGGTGAACCAGGTCTCCGCGGCGAGCCAGGCGGCCACCTGCTCTCCGGTCTGCCCACTGCGGGCCACGTAGGTCTGCACGAGGGTGCCGTCGATCTTGTCCAGCAGCTCGGCAGTGGCCTTGAGCTCGTCGGCGTTGCCCCAGGCCCAGGTCCAGCCCTTGTGGATCATCATCATGGCGCCCGCTGCCATGACGATCTCGTCGCCAGCCATGGCGATGAAGCTCGCGGCGCTGGCAGCCAGGCCATCCACGTGCACCACCACACGCGCCTTGTGCTCACGCAGCGCGGTCTCGATGGCGCGGCCGGCGAACACGCTGCCGCCCGGGCTGTTGATGCGAACGTGCAGGGTGGCCACGTCCAGGCCCCGTAGCTGCTTGACGAAGGCCTGGGGGCTGACGCCACCCCACCATTCGGCATCGAGGTCGTTCTCCACGATGGCGTCGTAGATGAACACCTCCGCCTCGTCGGGCGTATCAGCGTTGCGCACGACCTCGAAGCGGCGCACCTCGCTGGCGCGGTTGTCAGCCAGCAGTTTGAGCAGGCGGTTGGGCATTGGCCCCTCCGGAGTTGGTTTTGAGGTCAGGGTTGGGCGGCAAGTTCTCGCGGCGGCGGATCTCGTCCGCGCCCATGAACGGCTGCTCACCCGCACGGCCGAGCGCGATGCGGTAGGCCTCGAAGCGGCTCTTCACGTCGCCCCGCTCCAGCGCCGCGGTGATGTGCTCCACGAAGTAGCGCGCCCGGGTGGGCCAGAGCTTGCGGTTCAGCTCCTGCGCGATGGGCGTGAGGTGACGCTGCAGCGTGTAGCGCACGAACGCCATGCTCTGCTGCTCGATGCCAGTGCCCCAGCTGGTGGTCTTCTCTTGGTGCCCCGCCATGTGAGGCGGCACGCCGAAGATGCGGCAGATCTCTTCCACGCTGAAGACGCGAGCCGCCATCACTTCCGCGTCACGCGCGTTCATGCTGATGGGCGTGGGGGTGACGCCGCCGGTCAGCAGCAGCGGCGCGCGGCCGCCAGAGCGCAGGCGCGCCTTGAGCGAATCGGCCAGATCGTCGCGCTGCTTCTTGTCCAGGCTGGCCGAGGTGGTCAGCGCGAAGTCGAACAGCGCGCCGTCGCGGAACATGCGGGCGCTGTAGCCCTCGGCCGCGATCGCGGTGCCCACGGCCTCGCGTGCAGCGTAGGTGATGGGGCTGGGGCTGGTGAGGCCATCAAAGCCGATGCTGGGGATGTGCAGCACGTCGGCGGCGTCCAGCACTTCCTGCTCTCCCCGCGCAGGCTGGTGGCGGTAGTAGACCGTGCCATCAGACGAGCGGAACGGCTGCACGCGCAAGGGGTCGAGCGGGCGCCAGCCGATGACGCGGCTGCTCACCATGCTCGGGCGCAGCAGCTTGGCGAAGCCGTCGCCGTGCAGCAGCTTGCTGGTGATGAGGTACTCCCACGCCGCGGCGCTGGTGAACTCTGCGTCGGCCTGCTCGTTGAGCATCCACCAGTAGTCGTGGTCAGCAGGCTGGCGATCCTGCCCGGTGCGCTCATAGATCCCCACCGGCATGGTGGCCACAGCGCCGGCGATGAGCGACACGCAGCTGTAGACCGTCGCCACACGCATCGCGGTGTCGCTCGTGACGGCTACGCCCGCGCTGCTCGTGGCGGACACCCCGAGGATGGCCGCCAGCTCGTCGGCGCTGAGGTTGGTGGTGACGCTGTTCTCGCCCAGCGCTTGGGGCTGGGCAACGCCTGCACGCTCGGCTGCACCCGGCCGCGCGGCGAGCCAGCGGTCCAGCGTGCCGGCGCGGTGCTCGCGCGCTTGGAGGTTGAAGGTCGCGGCGCGCAAGGTCACACCTCCAGCACGAACACGCCGGGCTCTGCCGCGGCTTCCTGGCCAGCGATCAGCCGGCTCATCGCCAGAATGGCCGCCACAGCGGCGTCGATCTTCTTCTCCCCGCTGGCCTTGCGCGGGAAGATGTTGCCGTTGCGGTCCTCGAACACCTCGACGTTCGAGAACATCCAGGTGGTGGCCAGGTTGCCATCGTGATGGAAGCGGCCGGCGTCGATGAGCGCAGCGATGAGCTTCATGGGCTCGCTCAGGTTGCGCACCGTCATGGGCACGTCCACCACGGTGTAGCCCTTCTCCTGCAGGTTCGGCGCGATCTCGCGCGAGCCCCAGGCGTCGATGGCGATCTCCTGGTAGCCCACCAGGTCGCCGGTTTCCTCCACCCCCTCCTGGATCTGCGCCAGGTTGATCATGTTTCCAGGCGTCCGCACCAGATGGCCGCGCGCCGCCCAGTCGCGATAGTGAGCGTTCTCGTCCTTGCGCACTGCCGCCTCGGGCAGGTAGTTGCGCGTGAAGAGGTAGTAGTGCCACTCGCCGTCCACCGCGCGGCGGAAGAGGTCTGCATGGCTGGCGATATCGTTCTTGCTCGCCAGGTCCAGGCCCGCCGTGCAGGGTGCGCCGACGAAGTCCTCACGCTTGAGCGAGGGGTCGGCCAGGCGCTGGAAGTTCTGCAGGTTGATCCAGGGCGAGGCGGCGTTGACCCAGATGTCCAGGTGCTTGGTCTTGTAGACGGCCTGCTTGCGCGGGTCGGCCAGCGCATCGGCGAGCTGGGCCTGCAGGAACTCGGCGCTGACGCTCACGCCGTAGTTGGGGTTCGCCTTGATGAGGGCGTCGGTGGACGTCCAGTCGTCGTCGTCGTCCACGGTGTAGATGATGCCGAAGCGCTGGTCGTTCTCGATCACACCCTCCAGCACGCGCTGCAGCTCCACCTGGTGCACGTAGCACGGACCGCCGATGTTGTAGCCAGCGGTGGTGATCACCAGCGCCAGCGGCTGGGAGCGCGCGCCCATGCCGGTGACCATGGTGTCGTACTGCGAGCTGGTGCGGTGCTCGTGGTACTCGTCGGTGATCGAGCACGAGGGCGAGGCGCCGTCGCCGGGATCCCCGATGAGCGGCTCGAACTTGGAGTTGTTGTCGGCGATGCTCAGGTTGGAGACAGCCACCGTCACGCCGTAGGTGGTGCAGTACGGCCGGCTGTTGCGAGCCATCAGCATCGCCGGGCGGAACACCTCGAGCGCTTGGTCCTTGCTGGTGGCGCCGCTGTAGACCTCGGCACCGTACTCGCCGTCAGCCGCCAGCATGTACAGGCCGATGCCGGCGGCGAGCGTGCTCTTCGCGTTCTTGCGTGGCACCACCAGGTCGGCGCGGCGGTAC